CTCAGCTGTCCTGGTAGATCTACTGCACCGACATCGACTTCATGACCATCTAGTTCATCCAAACATCTAGTAAGAGATGTAATGGAATCCTCAGCTGGATACACGTCTGTGTAAATGTCCCAAGCCTCCCACGCATCAGTCAAGTACGCGTAGAAACGCAACACCGACTCTTTATCAGTGCGCTTCTTGTGACGTTCAGGGTATATCTCCCTTTGCAATATTTCATGCTCGGGTCGATGCGCCCAGCCGTGATGCCAGTAATGGCCGAGGAAATGCACTCGATTCGTGAACGGATCGGGTGCCTCACGCCTAGAGTCTGTAACAGCACTCTTCTCCGCACTAACGGTGAAACCAAGCTCAGCTGCATAACTGGCCAGATCTCCTAGATCAATGCGTGTATCAGACGCAATAATCACGTCGTCACCCTGGATAAGCATCCTATCAAACTTAGGAGCTGCACCAGTTGCACGAATCCACACATAATTCATTACCAACAGATTGAGGACGCTACCAACTAGAGTAGTGAACATTGAACCTGAAGGAATGCCTCTGTGTTTTTGGAAAATTGTTCCATCGGGTGTGATGATGCGTGAGTGTATGAAGTCGCTGACGTACCTCTCCCATACTTCCCGCTGATGGTCGTCAAGCAATAGATGAGTCCGAAGCACGCGGAACACATCATCTAGCATGAAGGCCGGAGCGGATGCGTCAAACGCGCTATAATCTAGCGAGTAGACGTACCTGAACCGCGACTGTAGTTCTGCCACGAGGGCGCCCTTCTCAACTGACCGAAGGCCGATTGCGAACGGACGCTTTCTCGCCAGGTTCGTGTGGACTCTCTTTGAGAACGACGCACCCACAATACTCGTGCAGAGCGACGCCATCCATACGAGCCTAGTTTTTGGGCCAGAAGACCCAGGTTGAACGCGACGACCAAAAAGGTAAGGGTCAAACCCTCGATCACCTTTCCAGATACGCCGTGCTGCTGCCAACCCTTTGTCCAGAACATCTGCGTTGCGGCAGAAGTAAG